GTTTTAATTGCTTTAGCACTAGCTAATGTATCATCACTTCCTGATACTGAAGTTAAATCTGTATCAACATCTGTAATACTTGTAGCACTACCAATTACTAAACCATCTAAAGTTACAGTACCATCAAAGTATGCATCTTTAAATTCTAAACTTGATGTACCTAAATCTATATCATTATCTGTTGCTGGTACAATTGCACCATCTTGTACATTAAATTGTTCAGTAGATGTTCCTGATACATCAATAGAAAAATCTATTGTATCATTAGTGGTATCTATTTGAATTTTGTTTAAAGGAGTTGCTAATCCTGCATCACCAATTAATGCAATTACTGGACCTTCTGCTGCAGTACCATCATGTTTATGTCCTGATGTTGCATTGAATGCAGCTAATAATTGATTGTATTCATTATTAAATAAAGCTGCTGTAATAGTATCACCATTATTTAGTGAACTCTGTCTAGTATATCCTGCCATAATTTATCTTCTTCCTCCTGCTATGAATGAAACAAACATTCCATTTACTGAATAAGGTGCATTAGTATCATCACTAAAAAATTTAAAGTTATTAGAGAATCCACTTCCTGTTACCAATATACTTTTACTTGGTAATGTTGTTGCTCCAAAAGTACCTGTTCCAAATACTGCTGTTCCAAATAATGAAGCTGAACTTAGATTACCAACATTAAATGTTCCTGGTTGAGGAACTTCACTACTTTCAAAATCATATCTAATTCTTAATCGTAAATCGTTTTGTGTTCCTTCAGGTTCAACATTAGTTTTTACTTTGTATAAACTTTTTCTTAAACCATTATCACCATAATCCATATCAGGTGTTTGAAATTCTGCTTCAACATTTAAACCATCAAAACTATTACCAGTATCATGTTGATACACATAACCTGTTTCATCTGTATGAAATAAAGTTTCTGTACCATTGTTATTAACATCTGAAGTACAAAATTTAACAGGAAGTCCTTTAGTTTCACTCCATTCAAATGAAGGAATACCTTCTGAGTTATATTTGAATGTTCCTATAATTCCTTTTTGTCCAGAAGCTGCTTGACCAGACCTATAATAAAATAATCTGTATTGACTTCTTTCTCTAATTACCATACTAGAGATAGTATAATTAGCAAAATTATTAATTATCTCATTTACTAAAGGTAAAATTTTTCTAGATATAGAACTTAATTCGACATCATCAATTCTAGCTGTACCAGCAACTGTTCTTAATCCATCAGGTGCTAAGAATATTAAATCTCCACCTATCTCTTGGATTGAATTCCCACTTATACAACCAATATTTTTAGTTACTGATTTGATTATAGGTGTAGAATCAAGGTTTGTCAACTCATATATACTATTTTTACAAAATATAATTAAGCTATTTCTAAATACTTTGATACCTGTTACTATATCTCCTACATCTACAAACCCTGCAGATGCTCCTGCAAAATCATAAGGCTTTAATCTAGTACTATAATATACTAAACTAGGATTAGCTTCTTGTCCTGATACGACTATTCTTTCAGCATATCTTTCAATTAGTGAACATCCTTCAGGAGCATCATTATTAATATCTTCATAATGATAAGTTGCATCATCATGAATAGAAAATTCACCTATTTTATTTTGTCCATCTACAAAATATAAAGTACCATTTTGACCACCTGTAGATTCAAAATTTACAAATTGAACATTACTTTGATTAGTTCTAGGTATAGTTGTAGCACCAGCTAAACTACCTGCAGATATTCCACCTACATAATAAGTTAAATTATTTTCTGTAGTAGAAGTATTTGCATTAGTTTGTAATGTTAATAAAGTATTACTTGTAACAGATAAAATTTTATAAATATAAGTTCCTTGACTAGAAGTTATTTTAATATCATCACCTGCTTCAAAGTCTGTTGTAAAAGTAGTACCACTACCATTTACTGTTGGTGAACCTGAACTAATAGAAACTGTACCTGTACCTATTGTAAAAGTATCTTTATTTATCTGAACATATGAAGTACCTGTAGTACTAAAATATAAATCATCTGATTGAGCTACTACTATTCCATTAGCATAACCTTTAATACCATGAATAACATCAGTATTTAAACCTGAAGGAATTACAGCACTTGTCGTTCCTAATTTTTGATAACCACTTATTCTTCTGTATCCACCTGTTGTAGATGATTCAAAATTTTGTAAAACTGTAGCAGCTCCAGGTGTTCTAAATAAAGCATGAGAACTTGAAACTAAATCCAAGCCACCTTGTACTGTAATTGATGCTCCTTGAGTTGGCATAGTTTATCCTTAATATAAATATGTAAATCTAACATCTGACATATACTCTGGTTGAGGAGAGTTTAATTGGTCAGCCATATTTTGTAATCCTTTTTTATATTCATCTAAAGCTAATTGTGATTGTGCAATATTATCTTTAAACTGATAAATATAATATCTAGCTCTTGCTAGTAAAACTGGTTTGTATTGTTCTGGAAATAAAACCTTATCTGTATCATTAACTAATTCAGTAGGTCTGTTATATGCAAAGAAATAAATTCTATATACATCATCAGGTATTGGAGATAATCCAAATCTTCTTCCATCTGAACTTCTTAATACTCTTAGTGGTGTTGAATAAGTTTGTGAATTAGCTTTGTTTGCTTCTTCACCTTGAGCAAAGTTAGCTCTCCATGCTGATAAAGTTGTGAATGCTAATTTATTAATTGTATGAGGAGCTGTCTTACCTGTAACACCTTCTGTTGTTAAAGTAAAATCATCCCAGTTAACTGAATCATAATCTGTATCTACATCAGCCGAACCTGCTTTCATAAGATACCATCTTTGTCCAGCTACAGTTTCTACATATGTATTACCATAATAGTCATCTTGAGGTGCTGCAGTCTTTAACCAAGACCATTCATCAACTGCATCTACAATATCAAAATAAGCTCTGTTAACACAGTTAGCTACAAATTTTTGTATACCTAATGCTCCTGATACTGTTGTTACTTCTGGTTCATTTATTTCAACCAGTAATTCATTTGTCATTGATAAATAAGTTTTAGCCATATGTTAACAGTTCCATGCTCTTAGTGATTTATTAATTCTTGAATTAGGGTCTCTTGCAGTTTTTGCAGATGTAAGTTTCTTCTTCATTCCTTTCATCCTTGCACAAAAACTCTTTCTTCTTTTATTGCCTACAACTTTACTTGGTGCTTTTAAGTTTCGTTTCTTACCAGTCTTAGTTCGACCTTTATTATAAGAAGCTCTACCTTTAGCATTAAGTCCTCCCTTAGGATTCTTACCCTCTTTACGAGTCCAAGCAGGTGAAGACATTATACCCATTATTATTTTTTCTTATTCTTATCTTTTGAAATCTTGATGACCATTACACCACCATGACCTTTTTTATTTCGGTGAACTTTACCACCATATTTATATTTACCTTTGTTTACTATTTTTCCACCAGGCATTGCTTTTTTCATTGGCATATTGTTTTCTCCTATAAGATGTATGCGATTATAATTATAATAGCTACAATAACAACTTCTTTTTTATGATGTTCTTTGTAGTGATTAATTTTGTTTGTCCAATATTTATTTAACATAATTCTTCTCCTAATAAGAGGATGGGGATATTACTACCCCCACCCAATAGTGTATTAAAAATTAATCTATTGTGTAGATAATTTTACCAGCTACTTCTGGTCTTAATACTTTTCTTCCCCATACCATTAAACCTCTAACGATATCTGAGAAAGTACCTGTGTCTCTAACAGTTTCCACTTTGTTCATGCTTGACGCAGCAGCAGTTGAACTCATGTGACCGAATAGAGCTTCAGGTGCAGTTGCTGAACCAGCAGGTGTAGCACCAGATAAGTCATTAGTTGGTAAGTTGTTTGATTTGTACATTGAAAAACCTCTAAGTAATCCAGATGCAACTAAACCATTTCTGATTGAACCTTGACCAGCATTAAAGTCTACTGATAAAAGTTTTGATGCAGAGTTAGAAAGTTGATTGTACCATTCAGGTGCAGCAACAAACCATCTTCCATCTTCAGGTGCGTTAGCTTCGTCTAATACTTTAGCAGCTAATGCCATTTGGTTTAAAGGGTCAACTTCACCACTTCCAAATCCAATATCAATTGGAGTTGAAGTAGTTCCCATTCCTGCAGTTGCAGTTGCTCCTGCTGAAATAGCTGCTAGAATATTGCTATCCATAGCATCTCTTAAAGCATAAGCAGCATTGTCTGCAGCAATAGCTTGGAAGTTGACATGAGAGAATCTCTTCTCTAAGTCATCAATCTTAAATGAAAAAGATTTAGCTTGGTCTACAGTTAGAACAAGTTCTTGGTCAGTTAAGTCAGTTGATGTTACAGCCAGACCTCTTGTGTAGTCTGCTACTGCGATTTGAGGCTCTTTGATAATGTTAACAGTATCACCGAAAGATGAGATTTCTCCCATGTAATCTGTGTTACATACTGCTTCTGCTACTGCAGCTTTTCTTAGAGCTATTTGTACTTTCTTTGAATAGATTTCAGGAATGAAAAAACCATTAGTTTGACCTGAAACACCTAATCCAAAGTTATATGTTGAACCACCAGCGAATTTAGCCATTGTAGTTACTCCTTTGTTAGTTGTTGATAAAAATGAAAATAGAATTAATCTATAATTCTACCTTCCCTTTGAGCTTTTAAAATATCTTTTTCATATTTCATAAACTCCTCATCTGATAATTTTTTAATATCAGACCTTTTGAAGAAAGGTTCTTTAGATTGAGGCACTTGAGTTTGTTCGTTAGTTTTAACTAACAAGTCTGCACCTTCATTCTTCAGTTGTTTCTTCGTAGTTTTTTTATCAAGTCCAAGTCCTCGGTCCTTCTTATACAAGTCAATTGCTCGTGCAGCTAATGCTCCATTAGAGTTGTTTTCATATATCCAGTTTTTAATTTCCATTGGCTGAGTATCTGCCCAGTTATGAAAATCATCAGACTCTTTTATTTCTTCAAAGTCAGGATGATATTTTGAAAGTTCAAGTGCAGCTTCCTTTTGTTGTAAAGTAATGTTTGCTTTCTTTAAACTTTCTAACTCTTCTTGTAAAGTCTTAACTTCATTTTGCGATTGTAAGTGAGATACAGTTTCCACAACTCCATAAATGTCAGGATAATCGTTTTTAAAAGCTTCAAGCTCTTCTTTCGATTTTGGTGGTTGGTACTTAGGTCGGTTCTCTTGAAGTTGAACTTTAAGGTCACTTTCTCTACTGTTCCATTCACCTAACTTCCTATCATAATATCGTTTTAGGTCGTCATATCTTTTCTTATAATCAACTTTTGTATAAGGGTTAGATTCTACATTTAATGCAGAGTCTTGAACCTTATCCATTGTTGCATCAGTATTCTCAGTATTATCATCTGGGTTGCCATCGGCAGTAGCATTTGATAAACCTTGATTACTTTCAGGGTTTGGCACAAACAAACCTTCATCAGCAGAGGTTCTATCTTGTGGCATAGCATCTTCTGTATGCCAAGATTTTTTTCTGTTGTAAGGGTTTGCTTCGGCTTCTTGTCTTCCTTCTTCGTTTTTGTTACTCATCGTATCCTCCTTTAGGGCTTCTTAACTGAAGGTAGCTAAGGTAGGTGTTTTTGTTTAAAACGAAACTACAAGGGCTTATAATAAAATTATTATAAGGTAGCTTGTCTATTCATAGAGTTACCTTTCTCTATAAATTCTTTATACCATCTCTTCTTCTTGAGATTGAATACCAGCATCATAATCTGCTTCTGCTTGTTTCATCATTTTTCTTAATTTGTTTACACCAATATTTTTAACTGCTTTGGCTGTAAATACAAATTCACCATCTGATAAAAGTGCTGGGATAGAGTCTGAAGTTCCTGTTCCTGGTCCTTCTACTTCTCCATCATCTGTAAATTCTGTTGCAACTAATTTAGGAATGATAGCTTCTAATTCTGGATGCATTTCAACTGCTTCATCTAATAGTTGTTCTTCTTCTTCTGATAAAGCTGAAGTATCAATAATAGCATCCATACCTTCTAAGTCTTCATCAGTAATATCTTCTTCATCATCCATAGGCATTTCATCATCCATACCTTCTGGTTTTAATAAAGATTCTTCTTCTACTACTAATTCTTGCATAGGTGGCATATCTTCATCAGGCATTTCATCTTCTACTATATCACCTTCAGCATATGCTTGATAGTCTGGTCTTTGGTCATACTTACTTCTTTCAACACCAACCATTCCACCTAATGCTAATTCTTGTGCTTTAATACTTTTAGATGCTTTATAAGCTTCTAATGCTTGTTCTTGTTCATCAGTTAAAGGTAAACCTGAATCTTGCATAGCTTCAAGTTGTTCCATTCTTTTCATTTCAATAATTTCTTTAGTAGATAAATCTCCTTTATTAAACTTTGCTCTTTGCATTATTCCACCTTTAGCTTTTTTAATCACACCTTTACCTATTAAAATATCTTCCTGTGTTACTTCACCATCACCACTTAAATCTGGGAAAGCTTCTCCACCTTTATTAAATCTTGTTCTTGATTTGTCTAGTACTCTTGAAGGTAAACCTTTTCTAGCAGACATAGGAGTATTAACATCATAAGGTGTAATACCATCAGATGTTTTATCTTCTTTTGCAATATAAGGTGGCATTGACATTAATCCACCTGTTGCCATTTTCTTTGCTTTTATTCTTTTCATTTTACTCCTTGCTTAATTATAACAATATTAGTTATAGTAGTCAACACTAATATTATTTTACTATTTCTCTTACATTATTGGGCAGGTTCTTCAGTCTGTCCAGTAAATTCCATCTCCCCTGGCATTGGTGTATTACCAGGTCCGATTGGGCTTTCGCCATTTCCTGAGTTGTTTGTTCCTGGAGTTTGTTCAGGTACTCCACCATAACCTGCCATTGCTCCGAGTTGACCAGAGACATCAGCTTGGTTGCTAGTTCCTTTGTTAACATTTTGTTGTCCTATTATTTTTGCGTAGATTTCTGCTTCATCT